TATCTAAACCAAGTGTTGTTGCTAAATTCTTTAATAAAACATCTGGTAAGTTATTAACACCATCATAACTCACATTTCTAATGTGGGCGATGTTATCAATATATTTTTTTATCTTATCAAAACTTTGTCCGTATAATTGAAATATTGCTTCGGTCTTTTGGTCTGGACTATCAAATTCATATAATTGTGGTGAGGATAAAAACCTAACAAATAGATTTGATTTATACTCATCAATTTCAGTTGCAACAGCGCTTAAGTCTTCTAAGTAATTATCAAATTCAATACCAACAATTTGGATGTTCCAATTATCTTTAGCTAAAGGCCATGTATATGTTAGTGGTACTAAATCTGTACTATTGCCATCATTTCTGTCTCTAGGCACATAGAATGTTGCGCTATATATTGGTGACGCATCTCTCCTTAATAGACTTTCTTTTAAATCATCTAAATTGTTAAAGAATTCTTCAACAATTATATCATTTGGTTTAATTAATATTTTTGTATTTGTCGTTGTACCAGTAAATGGTTTACCACTTACTTTTAATGTAATTACACCATTAACATCTGGTTCAACATATTGAATAATACCAAATTTATTTGTGCTAACTTCAATAACATAATTTGTAAATGACGAATAAAAATCTCTTATTGGATTATTCGAAGATATTAAAGTGTTGCTTTTTGGTTTTTTATAAATCACACCAAATGAGTTATAAAACATTGCTGTTTCAACTTTCATTGATGTTGTATTAGTTGACTGGTCGTAATTAATATTATAAGCGGTAAACCCACTCATCGTTGTTGGACTACTTGGGTCAACTAAAATTGCAGCTGGAAAATGTTTTATAATATCTTGTACTGCAACAGATATTCTTTTTTTTAATGAACCAAATAAAGACTTACCAGCGTCATTTAAATTATCTTTAAATTTAAGGTCTTTTGATTTTTGCGATTCAATATATTCTTGAATTGCAGCATTATTTGTTTTTCCTGTTAAATCTTCTAATGTTAAAAACGTTGAAAATGGACTAGTTGTGAAATCTTTATCGTCTTTCTGTATTATTCCACTATCTAATGCAAAGTTCGTATTGGTCAACTGAGCGGTACCCGTAGTAATCTGAACACCTACAAGGTTGTCACTAAATGTATCTGCACCACTCGCAGCTTGACTTGGTACTTTATATTTTGCCATTAAACGTCAGTAATTGTATCAAAGTTTAGTGTTTCATCAATAGTAGTTCTTTGTTCGCGAACTTCATATAATGTTTCATTAAAGTCGTCTTTGATTTCAAATAAGTTATATTGTTTATAGATTTGATTATCTTTATCGTAAATTGTGTAAATACCTGGTGTGACAGCTTTTGTTTGGTTACCATAAAGAGCATTTGCTAACGTACTAGCATCGTGTTCAATCATTTCAATTTCTATTGTTGTTGGATTGAAAAAAGTATTTGTTAAAATTACTTTTTGACCCGGACTTCCAATAAATGGAACACTATTTGGCTTATTAGATGGTGCAGAAGATGGTGTAATCGTTAAGAACATTAAGTTGGTTGTACCTTCGCTATATTGATATCTTACGGATTTTGCTGCCGTATTAGATAAGTTTGCAGTAACTGCGGTACAATAAAAACACGATGTTACAACTTTATAAAAATTTGGAACTTTTTGATTTGTTGTTGCGCTGACATATTCAATTCTATAACCAACTAAACCTTGTGGTGTAAATTTCGCCCTATCCTCACTTGGGACATTACTTACATCTATTATTAATCCTCTAACAGAAGGTAGTGAAGCTAAAACACCACAATCTGTAATAGTTGTGCGGATTTGCTTTGGTCTTAAATGTAATGTGTAAACACCTAAACGGCTAAAGTCGTTAGCTAATAATTTTAGATTATACATTCCACCTAAAATTTCAACCCCTTGCGCTGCAGTATCACCGGTAATGGTTTGAGCATTATGGTATATTGGGGTTAAAATGGTTTTTGATGATAATTTTTTTAATACTGGTGTTGTTGCGGCCAATCTGTCATTTACAAAATGATATAATATTTCAACATCATCTGGTGAAACATCCGCCGGTCTAACAATCCCATAACTTCCTACTGCCATAGCTTTTAATTATAAATATGATTTTTATGTTTTTTTAACGTTAAAATATCCATTTCCGTATATTTCCATCTCTTCCATGTTATCAATTTCACTTAATCTTAGATTAAATTCCGCAACACCAGACTTACCTCTTTCAACAAAAATGTCAGAATAAACTGTTGGGTCGTCAATAAAACCTAGGAAATGTTCGTTTCTTGTAATCATTTGGTTAAAAACATCTTCCCTTGTATAACCAGTTACAGAACCAGTAATAATAGTAGTACCATCAATATAATCCATATAATGCAGATTGTCTATGGTATAACCTGTTATTCTATTACCATTAGTATCTAAGCTACTACTATTAGCTCCGACAACAGTTTGTTCTCCATATTTCCTCAATTCACCAATTCTACTTCCACCAATTAGAGCAACATTAAATTTTGCACTACCGGTTCCAACATATGCTGTATTATTTGTGTAATCTAAATTGTTTAAATAACTTCCAGACCTGTTTGCAACTAAATAAGTACCTAATGTTGTTCCTGTGTATATGTATGTTCCCATCATATCTAATCCGGTTTGACCTGTGTACGGATTTGCAGTGTTAATCACCTTTGTTATGCTTTGTGTTGTCCAAGGGCTTTCTAAAAAAATTGAAACTTTATAATCTGTGGATCCTGTATATGAATGTGACACAAATGGAAATGTTGTACCAACAACTCCCTTGTTGATTGGAAACGACCCGGATGTCCCGTCACCCCAATTAATTGTGTAATTCTGTTCAACAATTGTTCTTAATTTATCAGGATTGACTGAGCTATAAACTTTCAACAATGAACCTGTTTGCGAATAAAGAAAGTTAACTATTTGTTCTACTTGTTCTATGGAACCAGAGCCATTTTCATCAGCAAAGCTTACCATTACCCCCATTTCATCAGCATCAGCATTTAAAAAAATTGGTAAATTATAATCGGATTGAGTCTGTTCAGATGGAACTGAATACCAAGAACTACCATTCCATTTATAATGCCCATCACTTAATGAACTAGAAACAATATAATATGTTAAACCGGTTGATGGTGATAAATTATACGGATTACCATTTTCATCGGTACCAATCCATGGAACAATATTGTCATTATAATCGTACCAACTTTGAATAGTTGAGTCAACAATTTTAACAGTTTGTATGTTAGGTTTTAATATGGTATATTCTAGTTTACTCATTTTTCGTAAAATTTAATTGGATTAAAAGTTTGACCTGTATTCCAACCAACCCTTTGATTCATTGTGCTTCCAGTTTTATATGTTGCAGTTCCTCCTGTATATGGATACATACAATAGGTTCTGTCGATATGATTAAAATCTACTTGATAATACATGTCGCTTGTATCATTAACACTATGTCCTGATGTAAAACCACTATTCATAAAATCAATAATTCCTGCTGTTTTTGCATTAAAGAATTTTGCTGACATAAAAAACGTATTACCATTTTTGTTACCAAAAAAATCAGTATCATCTAAAACACTTTCATCTTCAAACCAAAACAAATACATGTTTTCTTTGTTTCTATAATTGGTACCTTGAAAAACAGGTACATGAACATAAAAACTAATACCATTATCTAAATACAAATATTTTTCACCTAATGGTAATGATAAATTTTTTGCAAAAACTAATTTTCTATTTTGTCTATATGGGGCCTCAAAACAAATGTTATTCGCTTGTGATAATACCCATTTACCTGTTGATGTTTCAGGGTTATTGTTTGTGTTACCGGTAACAGATGATGTATATATGTTACCAGTGTTTGTTGAGTCAATATAATAAATAATTTCGTTTAAACCATATGTAACTCTTGGGTCCCAATTTTTAGATGGTGTTTTATAAAATTCCAATCTAAAAAAGCTACGTGTTGCTTGTGCTAACATCATTTCATTTTCTCTTAATGTGATATCAACAGATGGTGCTTGATAATTTTGTACGAATGTATTATTTCCATTATCAAAGAAAAATGAATACCAAATATCTGTTTGCTGACCAACAGAA